GGTTTCAGCTGCAAGCTTACGTATTCTGCAGGCGGCAATTTTCAAGAAAAAGGGGGGCGGCAAAGAATGAGAGATTTAGATCATACAGTCCAGGAGAATGCCGCCAATGCTGCCAAATGGTTGCAAACCTGCGCTGCTACCGCGATTCCCGGTGATTACGGGGGCTGGTCAGCGTCTTGTGCTGGTTGCCCATACTTGGGAGGGGAATGTAGCGATGGCCTGATGGCGGAAGCTGCCAGGGTGCTGGCCATGTTGTATGATCCAGGGCAAGAGGGTTATCCAGAGGCCCAGAAGCTGATCAGCAGGCTCCAGATCTGTGTTGCAGACAATACCTGTCTGGAGGTTTGCCAGGCCTGTCCATATGCCAACGGTTGCCCCTCAGGGCTGCTGGGAGCGGCGGCGGACTTGATCCGGGCTGCTTGCCACCAGGGAAGGTGACACTATGCCGCAAGAGGATATTTATACCATCCGCAAAGGTGGAGAGATCTATGCCCAGGGGCCGTTGCGCAATCTTGGCTATGATGCTGTTACCTTGCGGGCTATGGCAGCTGCGGGGTATATCCTGTACTGCAACGGAAAGCGGATCAAAATTGGGAGGTGATATCATGTACTGCCGAAGGTGTCCCATGTGCGGGGCATACCTGGACCCTGGCGAGATCTGTGACTGCCAGGAGGACGGGCAATAAAAAAGGCACTGCCCCGCCAGGCAGTGCCAAGATCCACACAAAGGAGGACCAAATCTATGAATCAATTATACGACAAGTCCGACGATTTGTCAAGCCCGGAATTAAAATCTGCGGCATATTATGCCATTATCCCGGCAAACGTGCGGTACCATCAGCAGTTGAGCGCCAATGCCAAGCTGTTGTATGGCGAAATCAGCGCCCTGACCACCCGGGAGGGGTACTGCTTTGCCAGTAATCAGTACTTTGCAGACCTGTACCAGGTGACGCCCCGAAGCATTATCCGTATGGTGAAACAACTGGAGCAGTTCGGTTTTATTCGAACTATGGAAGAACGGGACAAGGCTACCGGACAGGTCAAGCGGCGGCGGATTTATCTGACAGTGTCCGCCCCAGAAGAACACCCAGGTGACAAAAAAGTCACCCCCGCAGGACAAAATTGTCAGGGGGGTGGTGACAATTTTGTCACGCCGCTCCTTATAATAAATAATAATACAGATATAAAGGGGGCTGTCGATCCAAACGAAGGGAAGACGGACACAGTCCACGCACAGTTTGCCACCTGGGTGCAGACCCAGGCAGATACTTGGCCAGAGCAGACAACGGCTAAGCTCTTGGATGCCTTTGCGGGATTCCTGGAGGAGCGCAAGCGGAATAAAAAGCCGCTTCGCTCTGCCAGAGCTGTGACACTCCTTTGCAATCGATTGGCTGAGTACTCCGGTGGGGATCCGACGGCTATGGCGGATATGCTGGATGAAGCAACTTTGAAGGGCTGGCAAAGTGTTTACCCTCCAGATGATGAGAAACGCCAGAAACCGCAAGAAAACAGAAGGGCGGCGAATAAACGATGGCTGTGAAATCTGCCGATTGGCTTCAGGCACAGTATAGCGTGCTTGGCAGCGCTTTGCTGGAGTCGGATCTTGTGCCACGCGTTCTGACGGAAACATCCGTGCAGGATTATTCGGGTGCTTGCCGGACTGTGTACACCGCTTTGCATCAGCTCTTCTCCGCTGGTAAACCCATTGACGTTGTAGCCGTAGCGGATATGCTAGGGGAAAAATATCACAACTTTCTGGCAGATCTAATGCGGATTACTCCATCGGCGGCCAATGTTGACTACTACATTGAGACCTGTAAAGAACAGTCCAAAGTTTTAGCTTTACGGGATTTGGGTGTAGATCTAACCCAAGTGGAAAGTCGGGATCAGGCTCAGCAGCTTTTGGACCAGGCCAATGCCTTAATGGCACAACGACCGCGCTTTCAAGCTGTAAGTATGCTGGATGCACTTCGACGCTTTGCCGATCGGGCTGAATGCCCGAAGACTTACTTGCATTGGCCTATTGCAGAGTTGGACAACGAAATCTATACAGAACCCGGTGATTTTATCATTTTGGGCGGCTATCCATCTGCTGGTAAATCTGCTTTGGCGTTGCAATGTGCCGCCTATTGGGCCAAACATAAGCGGGTAGGTTTTTACAGCTTGGAGACTGGAAGCGATAAACTGTTCGACCGTATGGTGGCGATGCTGGTTGGCATCCCCATGCAGGACATCAAACAAAATCGGCTGAAGCCGGATGACTGGACGCGATTTGCTACGGCGTCTACGGATATCGGCAATCTCCAGCTAGAGTTGATTCCTGCCGCCGGTATGACGCCAACGGATATCAAGGCCACGGCTCTGGCCCGGCGGCATGAGATTGTGATCATCGATTATCTCCAGCTGTTGCAGGCGCCAGGCAATAGCCGGTATGAGCAGGTTACTAACGTGTCATTAGCGCTACATACCATGGCCCAAAGCATGGGCATCACTGTTATGGCACTGTCCCAATTAGCCAGGGCAGGAAAGAGCGGCGACGGCCCGACGATGGCATCGCTGAGGGAATCCGGCCAGATTGAACAGGATGCAGACCTGATATTGCTCCTGTATCTGGAAAAGCCGGATGACCCTGAAGGTCCACGGCTTCTTGATGTTGCAAAAAACAAAGAAGGAACCTGCCCGGGAATTAAGCTGGACTTTGACGGGCCCCGGCAGAAATTTTCAAAGGCCGGAGCGACCAGCGGAGTAATTGCAAAGTACACCGCTGTTGGACGGCAGGCCCAAAGGGCTAATAAGCGTAAGGATGTATCGACACAAGGGATGGGCGGACAATTGCCCATGCTGTCGCCAGATGAACCCGTCCCGGCGGGATGGTAGGCTGTAATTTGGTGCCAGACGATGAGGTGGAGAGTGAGCAATGAACGTAACTTATAACATGGACTGCCTGGAAGCAATGCGGCAGATGCCGGATAAGTGTTTTGATTTGGCTGTGGTGGACCCGCCGTATTTTTCTGGACCGGAGAAGCGCATGTATTACGGCTCTGCAGTTTCTGCGCATGGAGTTCGGCGTGTGAATTATCCCGTAACGGACAAATGGCAAATCCCTGAGGCAGAATACTTCCGCGAGCTAGAGCGCGTCAGCAACCGGTATATAGTCTGGGGTTGCAATTACTTTGACTGGACTTTTGCCCCTGGACGTATTGTTTGGGACAAATGCAATACCGGCTCTACGTTTTCCGATTGTGAGCTTGCAGCTACAAATTGCCACGACAGTACCAGACTATTCCGGTTTATGTGGAACGGTATGCTACAGGGAAAAAATTCTGCGGAGGGTTACATCCAGCAGGGCGATAAAACCAAAAATGAGATTAGAATACACCCTACCCAGAAGCCCGTGGCGCTCTATGAGTGGATTTTCAATCGGTACGCAAGACCGGGTTACATGATTCTTGACACCCACCTAGGCAGCGGGAGCAGCCGGATTGCTGCCTGGAATGCAGGGTTGCACTTTGTTGGGTTTGAGATTGACCCGGTGTATTTCGCCGCCCAAGAGGAGCGGTTCGCGGACTATACAGCGCAAGAGAGTTTGTTTGTGCTGGGAGGTGTTACCTGTGAACATCGGCCTAATTGGCGTAGACGGTCACCACCATCCTAACTTAGCCCTGATGAAATTGTCTGCTTGGCACAAGGCTCAGGGTGACAGCGTGTCATGGTGGTGGGGCTGGGACCATTATAACATTGTGTATATGAGTAAGGTGTTTGACGGCACCTACACGCCGGATATGGACGAGCCTCTAAACGTCGATAAGGTAATAAAGGGAGGCACCGGATACGGCTTAACCGACGAACTCCCTTTAGAGGTGGAGCACATATACCCGGATTACTCCCTATATCCGGGCCTGACCAAAGATACGGCTTTCGGATTCTTGACCCGTTTGTTATGGTCTATGACAAGCCCCATGCACCTAAAGAAATCCGTAGACTGCAGAGATGGGTAAACAATCGGGTCGTATGGGGCAGTTGCCCCAAATTTGATGACTATTTGACAGGATAGGGGAAAGTGAAGAATATCCGGCGGGAATCCTCAAAAAATAGGTGTGCTATTATTTTTGAAGGTGGAATGATTGATATGGATAGACTTACCAAACG